GAGATTAAAAATATAGTTGCATATGTAGATAAACATGCTAAAACTCCTAAACAAAAAAATAAATTAGCCACGTTAGAATTATCCCAAAGAGGCAGAAAAGTAAGCAGAAGATTTCCCACTAATGTATTGGGAGCAGTACGAAGATATGGTGAACAACATACAAAATTTCTTAAAACATTAAGGTGGTAAAGTTGGATAACTTAATTTACGATATGGACTTAAAAATGTCCGATGGTAATTTTGAATATTTCTTTACTAAAGTTCTAGGATATGAAATGGCTCCATTCCATAGAGAATGGTTAAAAGAAGTCCAAGAAACAAACAGGACAGTAATTATTTGTTCTCGTGACCACGGTAAATCTGTTTTCTTTCATTCATGGTGCGTATACCAATTAATATTCCAAGAGCCTCCATATCAGATGCTTTACATTTCTTCTAACCATAAACAAACAATGGTTCATATGAAAGACATTGACCGAATGTTTAGTAATAACCCAGTAATTAAAAAATTTAAGCCCAAGGCAGGTTGGGCCGTAGGTGCTATGCGCTTAACAAACGGAAATGAAATTCTTGAGCGTTCCGTTGGTTCACAGATTCGTGGACTTCACCCTCAAGAAATTATTATTGACGACCCATTAAAAGAGTTTTCAATGAATGCTATTCAACGCGTAACTGATTGGTTTTGGGGAGATATGATACCCACACTACACCATACAGCCGCCCTTAGAATGGTTGGAACACCATTTACATATACAGACATATTTGCACAATTATCAGAAAATCCAGCATACGATGTAAAAAGATACCCCGCTATTAATCAAGCAGGGGAAGCATTATGGCCGGGAAGATGGGATAAAGATAAACTAGAACAACGTAAATTAGAAATTGGTTCTAGTAAGTTTACTAGAGAATATCTTTGTATTCCTATTAGCACTAATACAATGTTATTCGACCCTGAACATGTAGAGGCTTGTAAAGATAGAGATGCTGTTTTAACTTCTACTCGCACATCAGATGACCTTAGATATTTTATTGGTTATGACCCCGCAATATCAGCAAATGGTGACTGGACTGTTATGACTGTATTAGAGGTAGACGACGATATGAATAAGAAAATTGTTCAGATATTTAGAGCGCAGGGGTTAGATTTTAGAGAGCATATTATGCATATCATGGACCTATGTAGAAGATACCAACCTGAAACTGTTATGATTGAAACTAATACATTTGCTAAGGCATTTGCTATGGAGTTAAAAAATATCAGCGATTTTCCTGTTAAAGAATTTACAATGAGTAGAAAAAAGAAACAAGAAATAATTCTAAATTTACAAATGAATATTGATAATCATAAGATTATTTTTCCATACGGGAATGAAGAATCACAAACCGTATGTAGGCAATTGATACAAGAACTTGAAGCATTCGGTATTAACCATAATGGTAAAATAGAAGGCGTGGGCGCACATGATGATATGGTTATATCTTTAGCCTTGGCTAATTATGCTACAAAAAAGTTTTCAGATGTGTTTACGCTACTCGATGATGAGGGAATCTTTAATAATGGCTCCCCGTCTATGCCGTATATAGGTGGTGGAATACGTGGAATTAATTAAATTTGATACCGATGAGGTTAGGGAACAGTTAATGGAACTGGACCGAGCGAAGCAACAGGTCGAACAACAGGAAGAATCTACTGTCGAACCTATTAAGGAAAAAATTATGCAGAATCTTAAAACTAAATCAGAAGTTAATGACTGGTTAGACATGCAATCTGGAAATGAATTAGAAATTATAAAAAATATTTCCTCTCTATGTGGTATAAATCTATCCGATGCTATGTCTTATATTCCTTCATATCCTTCTTCACCAATAGTCGGAGAAAAGAAACTTCCTGACTTAGTAAAGGAAATGAGAAGAATACGTAGAGGATTAAAAGGTGAACAACGTAATAGTATCGCTAAAGGTATAGACCATCTCATTACTGCTTATCAGGAATACATAGGTAAGTGCGTTAAATCTATTTATTGGCTACGTCCATATACTTCACCTTTATATGATATTAACTTATCAGAATCTAAAATTAAAAAATTATATAGTATTAAAGATAGCGATAGAAGAAATACTATAATTGATAATCTTTGTAAAATGTGGGACGCTAAATTAGATAGAAGAAACTTAGAGTATGGTAAAGAATATTCTACATTAACAAAACAAATAAACGAAGGTAAACAAGAAATATCTTCCTTATTAAGAACAATTAAACATCAAGATATTAGAAAATCTAGAAAGGAAAATATAGAGATTGAAATTATGCAAATTATTTGTGAGAATCCCGGTATTACATCTAATTCGATATTATCTAAAATGAGCGACAAACATGCTAAATATTCTAGTCCCTCTACTATTGCTAAGATGGCTAATACTATAGGGGCCACAAATGTAGACAGTGAATATTATTTTATTAGAGATTTAATACGTAAAGATTTATATTCTTACGTCGCCGGGTTTATTGATTCTGACGGCTACATAACTATGGATAGTAAGTTCGCTCCAAGAGTAGGAATGGTAGCAACAGGAACTAGAGGTAAGGCTTTCTTTACTGAATTAGAAAAAGAACTAAAATGTGGAAGATTACATTTAGACCAAAAGGCAGGAGAAAATAATAGAAGTCAACATAGGCTTAATTTCTACAGTGCTAATGATATTGGGACAATATTAGATAAATGTATTCCACATCTAAGGATGAAAAAGAGTCAAGGAGAACTCGTTAAGGAAGCAATTAGAATTAAGAAAAATCACAAAAATCAACCGTGGGCCAAAGAGAGGTTATCTGAAATTTTTAAACTTATTAAGTATGAAAATTGGAAAGATGCACGTAACACCTATGAGTTAGATAAATATGGGGTAAAACCCGAAGAAGTAGTTAAGTATTTTGATAATAATAAAAATTCATTAATGGATGATTTAGAATCAATTGTAAAGGAGGAATAATATGGGAGTAAGAGATAGAATAAGTAATTTAATTAGGAGAAGGACACCTACTCCTGTAGAAAAGGAAGTATATAATTTAGGTATTCAAGAAAAGAAGCACCCACAACATATTTTGGGTCCAGTCATATATAACGTAGCGGACCAATCTGTTGTTGTTAGAACGTGTATTACACAACTTAAGACAGAAATATTTCGTAGAGGATATATGTGGGAAAAGGCATTTTATAAAAAATGCGTAGCATGTGGTGAAGAATTTCAATCTGAAGTAGATGAATGTTCATCTTGTGGTAGTACTGAATTTAGAGTTCCTGACCCTATGCAGAAAAAATATGCAGAAAAAATGATTAACGGGTATGTAAATAAATCAGACCAGTTATTCATAGATGTTCTAAAAGAAATAGAACGTGACCTAAATATTGCCGATGACGCATATCTTATATTTGTAAAAGAATACTACGTAGATGAGTTAGGTAATATTAAACTGCATAAAGTAAAAGAACTGTATCGTGGTGACCCACTTACAATGTATATTGATGTAGATGAAGACGGTGATAGAGGAACGGCACATTATACTTGTGTTACTCATAGAGATGTATATACAGAAGACCCTCATGAACAATGCCCTCATTGTGATGCTTCATTACACCCTGTTGTATATACTAATAGAGTTCATGGTAAAGAACAATATTATATTGATGGGGAAGTAGTTCATATGAGTAAGTTTAGCCCAAGTAGGTTATACGGCACTTCACCCATTATTACTTTGTGGAGTCATATTACTACTTTGATTGCTATGGAAAATTATATTAATACTTCGTATAGTAAGGCTAGAACACCAAAAGGTATCTTAGCAGTTCAAACAAATAACATGGATTCTCTAATTAGATACTGGAGAGGTGTTAAAGAGAAATTAGAAAAAGACCCACACTATATTCCTATTATGGGAATTGAGACAGAAGCCGGTGGAAGAGGTGATGTTAAGTGGGTTCCGTTTATGCAAAGCCTAAAAGAAATGGACTATACAGCAGTTAAGGATGATTTAAGAACACGTATTGGTGCTTTCTATGGTATATCTCCTATTTTTCAAGCAGATAGTGCAGCCGGTGGTGGATTAAACAATGAAGGATTACAGATTACTGTTACTAACAGAACAGTAGAACTAGCACAAAGCGTATACAATAAATATGTATTTCCCTTTATGGAGAGACAATTTGGTATATCTGATTGGAAAATTAGATTATTACGTTCTGAAGAAGAAGACGATACTGCTGCACTAAGGCGACGTGAAACAGAAGTTAATATTGCTGGACAAATGAAGAACTTAGGATTCGATATAGATATGGATGAAGACGGTAACTTTGTATTTAAGAAATTAGTTAAACCGGATGAAGCCCTACAACAAGCACAGGCAGAAGGTGGACAAATAGCAAATGACCCATATGCAGGAACAGATATTGATGCTAGATACTTAGGACAAATGCAAGCAGATATGATGCGACAAGGTAATCAACCAATACAAACAGAAGGTAGAGGAAATAAGAGTAGCACTGCTTTACAGTTAGATAATAGAAATACAGGTTCTCCAGCAGGAACAGCAAACCAGAACGTAGATAGGAGAACTGAAACACGATGAACTGGCAAGATATTCTTAAAACAGATTTTAAGAGGTTAGATAATATTGGGTTATCTAATTTATACCATAATCTAAAAAGAGTAATGATGACCCCAGAGGACAAAAAGTTTATTATGGAAATAATACAAGAAATGAAACAAAGAGGTATGATAGAATGACTGATATGATTAAAAGAAAATTAAATGATATGAAACAACAATTAAGTAAAATCGAGAGAAAAGTAAATGCTCCCGAACCCGTTGAGAAAACAACAACTAATACGGTTCCCGCAGGTGTTGGTGAAGCAACAGAACCTAAGCGAGAAGCAGAACCCGGCGCACCCGGTTTTATTACTGGTGGGCCTAGAATGAGTAAAAAGATGAAAGAAGTTTAAGGTGATTAAATGTCTTGGGAAAACGTTATCAAAGTAGAAAGGGACCAGCAGTTTCCACAATTATTAAATATTGGTGAACGCATTAAACTTCCAAAAACGGTTACTGTTGGTGAAGAACCGTCTGATGATGATTTACAGGCGAGGGGCATTTCAGAATCCTTTTTCTACAATTTAGAAGAAAGTTTTCTTAATGATATTTATGAATTATTACCCGAAGTAAGTGGTACTACTGATTTTATGAGTAACATTGAAAAAATTGAAGAAATATACGACAAACTATTAGCATTAGAATTTTTAATGTATAAACAAATACCAACAAATAAAAAGCAAGAATACCTAACAGATATAAAAAATAAAATAGTTAATGAAATATTTTATCTAGTTATAAAACCTACATTGGACAGTGGTGCTACACCAATCCCACCATATCCACCCCCAAATGCTCCGTTAAAAATTTATCAAGATAGACCTGATATTAAAGACACTATATTAAAACCTGACCCTAGATTACCTAAAGTCGGGGAGGAAATTCCGGGATATGTAGATGACCCAAAAACAGGAAAAACTGCCCTACAACGAGCAAAGGAGGATTATCAAGAAAAATTAGAAGATTTAGGTATTAAGGGTAAAGTAAAAATTAAACAGGTTAAAGATAAATTATTCTATCAAGGACCTAGTTTAATGGTTGAAGAAACGACCGCCGGTATGATTTCAGATAGGTTTGCAGAACAAGCCGAAGAAGTTGTTATGAGTATAGCAACACAAATTAGTAGAATATTACGTCCTTATGTTAGAGAAACTACTCAAGGACAGCGCACTCTTCCTAAAGGTGATAAAGATATTCCGCGTAAAGAGCCAATAGTGCCGACAAAAATAAGAAGTGAAATTAATTTTAGTAGTTTATATGACCAATTAAAAACAATTTTTGAAGGTAGTGTGA